GGCAAGGCCGGGCTGGGCAAGGCAACCACAAGGCAGGCTGGGCATGGCATGGCATGGCGTGGCGTGGCAACCACAAGGCAGGCATGGCATGGCAAGGCAAGGCCCGGCTCGGCAAGGCAACCACAAGGCAGGCAGGGGCAGACAAACAAAAAAAGGAGATAAAAAATGATCAACAACGACGTTATCGCAGAACTCGAATCACTACGGCATGAATCAGGGGGTAAACTCAAACCGGCAGCAGTCGTTGAAAATGCAAAAAACGAGGGTTCCCCGTTGCACCCGTTTTTTACGTGGGACGATTCGGAAGCTGCTCATCAACACCGTCTAGATCAAGCACGTAAACTCATCAAAAACGTGATTGTCACGAAAAGCGACAACCTCCCGGTTTATGTGTCAGTCAGGGTTGACGGCGATCAATACTATCAACGGTCAGAAATCGCAGCAAAAAACGAAGAGGAAAGATCGTCCGCCGTCGCGATGCTGAGGGCACAACTCCGAGGAATAAAACGCGGGCTGGAGGTGCTGGGGGAACCTGGGGCTGTGGCCGCGCATCATGTCGCATTGGCGGATGAATCTCTGTGCAAAGATTCGGAAATAATCTAACAAAAAAGGAACGACAATGTCAGTAAATAAGGCTATACTCATTGGCAATCTCGGGAAATCCCCGGAGATGAAACTAACCCCGGCAGGAATCGCTGTAGCAACCTTTTCAATAGCAACCTCTGAGCGATTCAAAAAGCGTGACGGGGAACAGCAGGAAAAAACCGAATGGCATAACATCGTTGTCTGGAGACAGTTGGCAGAAATTTGCGGCAAGTACCTGACGAAGGGGCAGAAGGTTTATATCGAAGGGAAGATCCAAACCCGCTCTTACGATGACCGCGACGGGAATAAACGATATATAACCGAAATAGTCGCCAATGAAATGAGGATGCTCGGCGGGGAGAAAAAGCCAGGACGACATGAAGAGATCAATGGCATCGACAGCCAGCCGTTCGACCACGGAGACGATATCCCGTTCTAATGCCGATCGTTGGCGGGCTTGACACAGCGCGCTGGATGGGTATAATGGGTGGAACCATGCGAGAAGGGGTGAAAATGGTACTATCGACAGCGGAACCCAAAAACAAGGGAGGCAGACCTAAAAAGCAAATCAATTACGAACTCCTGTCAAAACTGTGCAAAATGCAATGTACTGGGGACGAATGCGCTTCTGTCCTCGACATGAGCTATGAGAGTTTAAACAACAAGCTAAAGGCCGAATGTCACGGCGGTTTTTTGGACTATTATAAAAGATTCGCAAGTGAAGGAAAAGCTAGCCTCCGCAGGATGCAGTGGAAAACCGCAGAATCAGGGAGCCACGTTATGCAAATCTGGCTAGGCAAACAATATCTCGGGCAAAGGGAACCGGACCGGATTGAACACAATAACCCAGAATCAACAGCAGATAGCGTTAGAGCGTTCGGCGAAATTCTGCGCAATTTTGCGCACTCTCAAAAATCAACAGAGTGACTATTTCAACGACCAATCGCGGTTTGTCGTGTGCGCATGCGGGCGGAGGTCTGGCAAAACACACATCGCAAAACTCCGCGCCGCTCTCCGCATAACGTCAACCCCCGGGCAACATTTCATTGCCGCGCCTACTTACGGACAAGTAAAAAAAGTTTATTGGCAGGATATGAAAACCCTCCTTGCTCCAATCACAGCAGCAAAATCCGAAACAGACCTAATAATTACTTTACTTGACGGGAGCGAGATGCACCTGGTTGGCCTCGATAAACCCCAGCGGATAGAGGGTGTGCCGTGGGTATCAGGTCTGGTAGATGAATTCGCCGACACAAAGCCGCAGGCATGGCTGGAGAATATCCGCCCGGCTCTGTCAACTCCGGGCATGAATGCTACATGCGACCTGATCGGCGTCCCTGACGGTCTTAACCATTTTTTCGACCGCTACGAAAACGCAAAAATCGATGATGAATGGTCGGCGCACAGCTGGAAATCGTCAATCATCCTGTCACCAAAAGAAATCGAGGATGCGAAACGCGACCTTGACCCGCGCACTTTCCGGCAAGAATATGAAGCCTGTTTTGAGACAGAGACAGGGACTATTTACAGCGATTACTCCGACGCGAATCACTCTGCCCGGGTGTTTACCCCCGGAACTATTCACTGGACGCACGATTTTAACTTTTTCCCAATGTCCAGTGCAATCGTGCAGGAGCATGGCGGTGTCGATTATGTGGTGGATGAGATAATCCTTGATCACTCCATCGCCAGAGACGTTGCGCGGGAATTCATAGACCGATATAAACAGCACACCGCTTGCCCGGTAATAATCTACGGCGACCCTTCAGGCCGGGCCGGAGAAATACACGGGCAGATATCAAATTACATCATTCTCGAAAACGAATTGAGAGGGGCCGGGTTCAAGGTAACGCGGCAGGTTATGCTTTCCGAGAGGTCACTGCGAGACAGTCAGGCGAGTTTAAGAGCGCGGGTGCTAAACGCGGCTGGAGAGCGGAGGCTGTTAGTTAACCCGAAAACCGCACCGACAGTTGATCGAGGAATGAAAACAGCACAGCTCAAAAGCGGCAGCACATTTCTGGAAGATGACAAAAACAGAACACAACACGTTACGACAGCCCTCCGGTACATGACCGAGGTCAGATATCCGATTGGCGGGAGGGCAAGGGTTAAAATAACGTAAATGAACGATAAAAAAGTAATAGTGATTGAGGATTACCGCGAGGCCTGGATTATCGCTGATTGTTTGTGTGTTGCGTGCTGTCACAAATGGTCAGCCGTTGCCCATGAGGAAAAACAAAATAAACTCGAATGCCCAGAATGCGGGGAGATGATGGGGGCGGTCATTGCGACAATCCCTTGACAAATAACTAATAACCTGTTATACGGTCTAAAGCGTCAAAAAAATGTCAGTAGTCAATAAAATGACGAAAACGACGATTGACAGCAAGGACCGTATAAATGACATATCAAGCCCACCTCGACCGCATGAAATCCGCTGCTGTTGTAAGTGCAGCAAAAGCTATTGATTATCTCGATGGCGTCCAAATCCCCCACCTCGAATCACTTCTTGATCAAAACCCCGGCGGCATTAAAAAATGGCGCGAACGCGGGGTTTATCTGTGGTTTACAAACATCACTCAAAAAATTATCACACGATCTGCGCTCACATATCAGGATGCGCCGAAACGCGAGGTTTACGTTGGGGATGCTGTCAACGAAAAAGCGACCGAGATATATAACGACCTGACCGCTGAGCTTGAATTTATCTTGCCCGCGTTCGACCGCGAAGCCCGCTTGCTTAAAACAGCGATCCTTCTCGCCCAAGCCGTAGTCACTGATGACGGTGAAAAAATCCTGTTCTCCGTTCTCACTCAAGCTAATTGCGATGTTGACTACGATCACAGAACGGGCGAAATCCGTTCACTCATGTACGAGTCAGCAGGAATCAGCGCGAAAGGTAATAAACTTTATCACTATTGGGATGCTCAGAGCGTTGTAGATATTGAGGTTGACAATAATGGCATCCCATCCGTCGCGGGGAGAGATAACCACGGTTATGGTGTTATCCCCGCCGCGATCCTGTTTGACGCCTCGCAACCGACCTCTGGGTTTTGGCCTCGCGAGGCATGGGAAGAACTGGTTAGGCTCAATGAAGGGGTTAACCTCTTTCATACTGAAATTAAATTTGCACAGCGTTTTCACACGTCCCCGCCATTGTTCACCAACGCCGAGTTTGAAAACGGAGCAGTCATTGGCCCAGATACAACGATCAGCATAAAAACACAGGCGGGCGAATCTCCCTACATCGAGTATAAATCACCCCCGGCGGTGTCGAGCATTCTCGACGCGTATCAAAAATGGATCGGATCACTCGCGTCAGATGTTGCAGAAAACTGGGGCGTTAACATCAGTATCGGTGGCGGCGGCTCTGCTGCTTCCGGGTTTAAACTCGTTGTTGAAGAAATCTGGAACCTCGAAACCAGAAAAACCCGGCAGCGGTATGCGTCGAAATTCGAGCTGCAACTATTCCGCGTAATAAAAGCAATTTCTACAGCGCGCGGTTACGACATCCCCTCCGATTCGTGGATTGAGGTTGATTTTAAAGAGCCTGCGCTTCCAGTCAATGAAATGGAAAAATGGCAGATTATCAAAGAGCAAATAGGGTTGAACCTGATGAGCAGAGAAGAGTTCTGGCGGAGGGAAAACCCGGACATCACCAAGACACAGATTGAAGAGCGAAAAGCGGAGATCGGTGGCAATGAACTCCCCGATTTTACGCAGGAGATGACCGGTGCGTGATAACCCCTTCCTCAACCTGACAGATTCTCAATCAGCAAAATTCGCTGCCAGCCTCGAAAAAGTCATGGGGGAGATGGATAACCGAGTTGTGGACCTGCTCGCCGGGGCAAAGATCGAAGGTGGGATTGTTGACGCAACAACAATCCTGAACTCAAAAGCGCAAATGATCAGCGCGTTGCAAGGGGCTGGTTATGGGGAGCTGGTCAACGACCACGCCAAGGGATATACAACAATCGTTGCAAAGGTCAAAGAGGTTATTGCCAAAGAAGGCGGTGACGTTACGAAATTTACAGCGGCGGAAGCGGGGACATTGCAGCAGATCGCCCTTGCCGACGTGCAGGGGCTGAACGCAGTTGCAGAAAAAACCGTTGATGAACTCCGGCTAAATTTATACCGTAGCGCCCTCTCTGGGCAACCGTTTTCAAAACTGGTCGAAAATGTCAGAGAGACACTCGACGGGAAATTGAAAAAATACGCCTACACCTACGCTAACACCGCAAACCTTCAATTTTCAGGTGAGACAGTCAGAGTGATGGGCGAGGCATTAGACGCAGACATCTGGGAGGTTATCGGGCCAGATGACGAAGTGACGCGGGATGAATGCAGCGAAGCGCTGGCTGACCCGGTCCGCACGAAGGACGAATGGATTGCCGCCGATTATTGGGGGGGCACACCCGGCGGGTATAACTGTCGGCATCAATTGATACCGGTGTTCGCATGATTGACATGGACGTGAAAGTTGATTTACCAGCGATGGAACTGGAAAGTGCCGGGCAAGCACGGTGGTTGAAAATCGCGATTGAATCCGCAAAAGAAATCAGGGTGAGGACCGAAACCGAAGGGAAAGACGTCAATGGAAGTTCGTTCAGACCGTATTCTAAATTTTACACGGAGCGGCTGTTGTCTGGATATTACGGCGGGAAGTCAAGACCTCAAAAAGCATCGAAGCCGAACCTGTCACTGTCAGGGAAAATGCTCGGGGCAATGGTCGCAGGGCCGACCGCAACAGCAACCAGCGGAAAAATCCGAATGACGGGGGGTGAAGGATACAAAGCGATCGAAAATGAACAACGGGGCCGGGAGTTTTTTGGCCTCACAGAAAACCAATCTGATTTGCTGGCCGGTAAATATGCCGACCTGATCATTGACAAACTGTTCAAAATTTAAAGAATGGAGGCTCACGTGAGCGAAGAAAATGCGCAAGGCGCACAACAACAGGCAGAAGTGGTAGTAAGTCAAGCGACGGGACATGATGACAGTGAAGTTGGTCGGTTAAAAGCAGAGGCTGCACAACGCAGAATAGAAAACCGAGAACTACGCGAGAAGTTACAGTCTATCGAAAATCAGCAAAGGGAAGCACAAGAAACAGCAGCAAAAGAGCAAGGGAAATACAAAGAGCTTTACGAATCAGAGGCACAGAAAGCAAAAAAAGCTGAAGAGCTGCAAGAGCAGCTCAACAAATATCGCGCACGTGACGAAAAGGAGCTGACATCGTTAATTGATAAAGTTCCTGAAAATTTACGTGAAACGATCAATGACGCAGAAATCCCACTTGCAAAACGGCTTGAACTCGCGAGGGGTCTAGCGTCAGCAAGGGGCACGCTCCCTGATCCTCGACTTCCCGGGGACAGTGGTGGAGTTAATCAAATTACACGAAAACAGTTTGACGCATTGTCCCCCGTGAAAAAATCGAGTTTTGTCCTGAACGGTGGGCGCGTCACAGACTAAGGAGTTAAAAAATGGCAAACACATTGACCAACGTTATTACAGACCTCTACACCGCACTGGATGTTGTCTCCCGCGAGCAGGTGGGGATGATTACAGGCGTAACGCGTGACGCAAAAGCGGACAACGTCGCTGTCGGGCAAGACATTTACGTGCCGGTAGCACCCGCGTCTGCCGCTGCTGATATCACGCCGGCTGTAACAGCACCGAACACCGGCGACCAAACTATCACCGGGACGAAAATCGAGATCACCAAATCCCGCGCGGTTCCGTTCAGGTGGAACGGTGAAGAGCAGCTGGGGTTGAACAACAATGGCCCTGGCTCGTTGACTATTCAGCAAATGCAAATCGCGCAAGCAATTCGCACGCTGACCAACGAAATTGAGACCGACCTGTGTGCGCTTCATACCACTTTCAGCCGCGCTTATTCCGCTCATGCAACCACTCCGGCTGCATTGTTCGGTACCTCTGGGGATTTTACCGACGCGTCATTGGTCGCAAAAATTCTGAAAGACAACGGGGCGCCGACTGCTGGGAACCAGTTGGTTATCAATACCACTGCGGGCGCGAACCTGATTGGGCTGCAATCGAGAACTGACATTGCCGGACAAGATTCGATGCTCCGGCAGGGGGTTCTGCTCGATACCGCAGGGTTTATGATTCGCGAATCTGCTCAGGTGGTGAGCTGGACGAAGGGCGCAATGGCATCCGCAACTACCAATACCGCCGGGTACGCAGTGGGTGCAACTGCAATCACGCTCGCAACGGCTGGCACCGGGGTTGTATCGGCTGGCGACGTTATCACGTTCGCGGGTGACACTAATAAATATGTTGTTGCCTCGGTTGTTTTTGCAGGTGCGAACCCCGCAGCAGGTGACGTTATCACCATTGCAGAGCCTGGTCTGAGGGTTGCGATTGGCACCTCGGCTACCGCGATCACCGTGGTTGGGAGTTCGGCACACAACCTCGCATTTTCTCCGTCGGCGATTGTGCTGGCCCAGCGGCTCCCGGCACTCCCCGAGGGTGGGGATATGGCTGATGACCGCATGTCCGTGACTGACCCCCGCAGCGGGCTGACGTTTGAACTCGCTGTTTATCGTCAATATCGGCAAGTGCATTACGAGCTGTCCACCGCGTGGGGTGTGAAAAACATCAAACCGGAACACACCGCGCTGTTGCTCGGAACCTGATAACATCGGGCGGGGGTAACTCCCCGCCCATTTCAAAAGGGTAAAGAAATGAAATGCGAAACCGTGAAAATTAAGGCGAAAAATGACCAGGGGTTTATCATCGTTAATGCTGATTCTATCCCTGCCGGTGCCGAGATTTACGGGGATGAACTGCAAAAAAAAAGAGGACGGAAGGCTAAGTAATGGCTGAAAAACCCACCATCGAGCAAGTTCTTGCGATCCGGGGCGACCTACAAAAATTCATCCTCCCCCCGAAAACGTTTGACGATTACACCACCCGCGCACTAGGTCAACTCAAAAGAGACCTTGACGACAAGCGCGGCATTTTGTGGAGTCGGATTTACACCTCTGGCGCGTATCTCGACAACACTGATTCAACCGGTAGAAATGAGGATCGGTGCCACCACATGATCGGGTTGCTCGCAGTCGCATACGCTTTCGAGGATTACGCTCTGCAAGGGGCTGCTGGGTCGCAATGGTGGGACCTTTATCTGGCATACCGTGCTGATTATGACGAACTGCTAAAAACAGCTAAGCTGGACGTTGATGCAGACGACAGCGGGAGCATTTCATCCGGTGAAGAAAACGTTACCGGACAAAGGTTTTTGTCAAAATGAAACCGCTCGATTATTTAAAAGGGGCCGCTGCCGATCTGGGTTATCAGGTCTATACCGACACAGTAGACCAGGCGCGCGGCGTGATGATTATCCCGTCAGGTTTTGGGGTGTCATACGAATACGGAGACCGCCGCCGAGTGATTACATTTTCGGTGGGCGCAACTTTTGAGGGGCCGAGTGTCGGAGATGGCTCTTGTTTCGATGACCTCGAAACGCTTACCGACGCATTCGAGGCCGACCAAACCGCCGGGGGAGATAATGGCTCTGTTGACGTAGGCGGGTGGGAGGTTGTCAGCCTCGAGCGCGGGCTTGTCACGTTTCGCGCCTCGGTCACGGTTAAGGAGTAAAAAACAATGAAAGTAAAACTGAAAAAAAAACTCATTATTGACGGGGTGCCAAGAGCCGCGGGGAGTATCGTTGATACCGCTGCCGGACAGAGCCTGATTGATTCAGAGCTGGCAACCGTCGCAACAGAAAAGGACACCGACGATGGCAAATAGCAAACATGCGGCAATTTATATCGAGACAGGTCAGACAGTCGCAACAGCCGAGGCACTTGTTGATTCAGGTGACGGCAAAACATTCAACAGTGCGAATGCGGACTTTTTTAGTCAGAAAGCCGGTAAACAACCTATCCTTATTTGTGACGGGATTGTTTCCGGGCGCAACATCCTTTCTGTCAACGAAACTGCTAACACTGTGACCGTCGCGAATTTCAGTGCGAACTCTGGCGGGACAACCTATGCAGTTTCAGCAACTACCAAAACTATTACACGCGGGGTCACTACCGGGTATATTGTGAACTCTGTAACAATGACGTCCGCCGGAGTTGTTGCCGTTGTTGCCGGGACAGAGGGATCCGCATTCAGCGACACCCGCGCCGCTGCCGGTGGCCCTCCGCTGGTTCCGGCTGGGTCAGTAGAAATCGGGCAAATTCGCACATCCGGCACTGCCTCAGCAGTTATCACCGCCGCAGAGATTTATCAGGTGCCGAACCAGCACACAGAACGCGCAGATTATCCTGCCGCTGTTGTTGATTCCATCGGCTACGGAACCAAGGCTACGCAAGAGGCCGAGATGACCGCGTTTGTCAAATTTGATTCTGTCCTGCCGAAGATTCACACTGGCACTATCGCCAAAGGGGTTTATCTCACGTATTACGAGCCGACGCTTTCTCTCCTCAGCCGGACAGTTGACTTTGTCCCGGCGACCGTCACGGCATCCACCGGGTCAACACAGATTTACGGTGGAACTGGCGGTAGTAAATTTATCGGGTCTAGTTCTGAATCCATCGGGGCCGGGTCATTCACTGCCTATCTCGAAAACGGAATCACCGACGAACTCGTTACGCTGTCAGGGGAGCGTCTGCTTGTGAAATTCATGCAGAACGCGAATAAATCACCGTACTGCCTCACCGACGGCGTGATGACCCTCACCAATGCCAACCCGGTTGAGACCGACGTGACCGCGTCTGTCACGATCAACCCGGTAGATGGTAAACCAACTGTCAATTTTGCAGCATAACAAAAGGGGGGATCGCTCCCCCCTTTATTTTGGGGCGTTATGTTTGACCAAAAAAAATTCATCAAAACGAAATTTATCGCGAGGGAAGAAACGGTTGCTGTGCCTGAACTGGCGGAGTTTTTCGACGGCGATCCAGTTTGGGTTGTCAAAGGATTGACCGGCGAGGAACTCTATAGAGTCAACCAGGCTTCCGACCGAGATGAGGCGGTAGCTGCCGCAATCTCTGCTTTCTACGGCCCGGGGTCAAAAGAAAATTCATACCGCGAAATGTTCGGTCTTACAGACACCGCTCCAGAGGAACACACGCGCAGGCTCGAAATGCTGATACTCGGAACGGTATCGCCTGAAAATCTCGACCGCCCGACAATGGCGAAAATCGCGCTGCTTTTCCCTGCAACCGTCAGAATTTTGACGGACAAAATTATTGGCTTGACCGGGGCTGGTTATGTGCCGGGAAAGCACAGCGGCTCTGGGCAGACAGACGAATGCGGGAAACCCTGAGCCTCTGCCATATCCATCACTGGTCGCTACATCAAATGCGGCCAGATATTTTCCCGCCGTTTTTGACACCGACCGAGATTGAGCTATGGGGGCTATTCCTCACAGACCTAAATAAAAGGCCAACGCATGGCTGATAAATCAAAAACAATCGAACTGCTCATCACCGCCAAAGACAAAGCCTCATCCATCCTCTCCGGGGTCGGTGAGAAATTCGGCGGGTTCGCGAAAATTGCCAAAGCGGGGATGGTGGCCGTCGGTACTGCCGCCGTTGCCGCAGCTGCATCGATAACAACGGCGGTCGTCAAAACCCTGTCATGGGGGGATGACCTCGTAAAAACTTCCCGCACGTTGGGAGTAACAACTGACGCATTGCAGGGACTCCGCACCGCAGCCGGTTATGCAGGCATCGATGTTGCGGCAATGGATAAAATCGTCCTGACTATGAACCGCAATATCGCCGAAGCAGCCAACGGGGCAAAAGCACAATCGGACGCACTTAAAAGCATAGGGTTGTCAGCTGACACACTGAAAAAAGCCAAACCAGAAGAAGCACTGGCCGCAATTGTTGACGCTCTGAACGGAATGGATGACCAGGCCGTTAAAACGCAAGCGGCCATGGACTTGCTGGGGCGCGGTGGAGCAAAAGCGTTTAACCTGACCGGGGACGCGATACGGGACGCGACAAAGGAGGCGAAAGATTTTGGATTTTCGTTGTCATCAACTCAGGCCTCTGATATTGAGGGGCTGAACGACGACATCTCCAGAGTTGGGATTGCATTTAAAGGGGTTGGAGTCATCCTCACCCTCGAACTTTTGCCAGCGATGAGAGAAGCCGCCGCCGCGATTGTTGATCTTGCAAAAGACGGGACATTGAAAGAGTGGGGGAAAGCGATTGGGGAAACAATAGGCGCGGCATTAAGCACATTAAATGAGTTCAGACGCATATTTATAAAAACAAACACTGAAAAGCTTGCCGGGTTACATTCTGAACTCCAGAGAACAGAAGAACAGCTTAATGCCGCATTTGGCGAGAATGCCTCTTTTCAGTGGGCATACGGGGTTGACGGTCTAAAGAAAAAAGCCGAAGAGTTAAAAGAAAAGATTGCAACGCTTGAGGGGGCGATGAAACCCCTTACAGCGGAGACAGAAAAACAGGCAGAGGTGACAGATACCCTGGCCGAAGAAACCGCGAATTTCGGGCAAGAATTATTCGACGCGGCAAAAATCGAACACGAGGCAACAAAAGAAAAAGAAGCGGCAAACAAAGAATCCGAGAAACAAGCCCAGGCCCTCGAAAAAAGCAGGCAAGCGGCTGAATCCCTCAAGCTCGAAATAGCGAAACTTGCCAGCGCAGAACGCATAAAAGCGATGGAGCTGACTGTTGATTTTAAAATCGCTGAGGTCGAAGAAAACACAAAGCGGGTTGAAGCGGCGTTTGAGTCAATCAATACCTCTATTCAATCGACCGCCGACGTTATCAACAACACCATTTCGGCAATGGCGGGGTTGTCCGGGGGGTCACTGTTTGACCTCCAGAAATTCGACGTTTTCAAAAAACAACTGGAAATTGAAAATAAATTGCGTCAAGACACATTCGAGCTGCAAAAAGAAGAAACCAAAGCGGTTATCGATGCAGCGAACGCCCGCCGTAAGGCGCTCGAAAATGGCGACGCGATGGTAAAAATAGACGGCGCAGGTTTGCAGCCGCATCTGGAGGCGTTTATGTTTGAAATTTTATCGGCAATTCAAATCCGCGTTGCGTCCGAGGGTGGGGATGTTTTGCTTGGATTGACGGAGGGTTAAATGACAGTGACACTTTCCCCCACGGTTTTTGATGTTGACGGAGGCGTGACAATCCCGCTGGGGCCGGGTAGCGATCTGCGAACATTCACGCGGCGAATTCAGCGTAGCGCAACACTTGACGGTGGCGCCGTTGTGGTAGACAATGGTTATTCCCCGGCAGACAGGACGTTTACAATCGACCTGCAAAAACTCACTAAAGAGCAATTCGACCGGGTTGCTGAAATGGTGCGCGATTATGGGGAGCTGGTCGCTGCAACAAGTGAGGGCGTTTTTCACGTCACACCGCAAAGAATATCGGAATCAGGCAAATCAATGACGCTGCTTGTTATCGCGTCCGACACATAAGGAGTAAAAAAAATGGCAGATATCACGTACCCAACCGCAATCGCAACAACCAGAGTTACCGCATTTTTAACCGCACTCGACGCAGGAACCGGAGCGGCAAAGGCAAAATTTTACACCGGCATCCCGCCCACCGACGCCGGAGCGATCACAACGCAAAACCTGCTCGGCACATGCACCTGCTCCGACCCAGCCGGGACCGTGACGGGGCGCGTGTTGACATTCTCTGCAATCACCGACGATTCTGCTGCCGACGCTGACGGGACTGTTGGCTTCGTGCGATTTACTGACTCGGCTGACACCGCCATAATTGACATGACCGCCGGTATTAGCGGGAGCGGGAAACCGGTTATTATGAACACACTGTCAGTTCTGACCGGCGGGCCAATTTCGATTCTGTCCGCAACGATCACCGAACCGGGGACGAGCTGAGCCATGGCAGAATATCCAGACAGAGTAAAAGAGACCACGACCACGACCGGCACCGGGACAATTACCCTCGCCGGGGCAGTCTCTGGTTATCGCGCCATGTCAGGAGTCGTGACCGACGGTGCTTATGTGCCGTATATCATCGAAGCCAGTGACGGCGGGTGGGAAACTGGCTACGGCCTTTTTACTGCAACCGGAACTACCCTTGCCCGGAGTTTCATTAAATCCAGCAGCAACAGCGGTGCCGCAATCACCCTCCCCGCTGGAACTCATACCGTCAGCGTCGGTTTTATCGGGCACATGGCCGGGTATAGGGGAGCGATTGTTTATAATAGTGCAGATCAATCAATCCCAGACTTTACCCTCACAGCATTAGAATTTAACAGCGAGACGTCAGACAGTGATGGTTTCCATGATTTAGTGACAAATAATTCACGATTAACTGTGCCTGACTGGGTAAGTAACGTTCGGCTGACGGGGGGTGTAACTTTTGCAGCAAATAACGCGGGGCTAAGATCTGTACAAACAAGAAAAAACGGGGGGTATACCGCTTTGCATATGGCAGTGTCGGGGCCACCAAGTAATTCAGATTTGAATATTACATTTGGTTTAATTTCTGGTATAGTTTCTGTCTCCCCCGGCGATTATTTTGAGTTGGTTGTCAGGCAGACCAGTGGCGCCGCGCTTAATGTCACCGTTGGTGGCACATGGTTTAATATTGAGGTTATCGCGTGACGTTCGGAGCGGAAACGTTTGCATCAATATCATTTAGCGGGTCTGGGGAGGCACCGGCACCAAAAGCAACAATCACCGCAACACTCGACTCACCCGTTGGAGCGGTTGTTGCGGTTTTTGTCCCACAGGCAACAATCACCGCAATCCTCGACCTGCCTGTTGGTGCGGTTCTTTCTGCATTTATTTTACAAGCAGAAATCTCTGCGACCCTCGACCCGCCCGTTGGAGCGGTTGTTGCCGTTCTTGTCCCACAGGCAACAATCACCGCAACGCTCGACCCGCCCGTTGGAGCCGCCGAAGCTCTGCACAAAATCGGCGTCACAATCACCGCGACCCTTGACCCGCCTGTTGGCGCGGCTGAAGCGTTTCACGATTTTGAGCAGGGGAATCTCCCCGCAGGCTCGCAGCGGATTTATACCATGACTCTCAGCGGCAATCCCGACCTGAACCTGCCGATGAAGAGTTTTCAGGCGACCATGAACACCGGCGCCGCGTCCTACGTCTCGGCAGTCATTCCAGACCCTGAAACCTACGCCGCAGAGATTGCCGCTCGAAATGGGGGCACGATCAAAATTTATAAGGGGTATCGGCTCCCAGACGGCTCCGAACTCCTGAACCGTATCGCGCTGTCGGTTATGACAGAGGTTAGATACGACATAGGCGCCAACTCCGCCAGCGTCAGTCTGACGGGGTACCAAGTGATTGCGGCTGGTGCCCCAAAAATTAGAACCTTGACTGGGGAGCGGTATCAAAGCGTTACGAACGGAAAAAGAAGAATACGGGCGAATGTTGATACATTTTTGCTTCCGGGAGATTATGCGGTGACGTCACTTGGCACCTATCGCGCGCGGTCGATCACTTACATCATCGGCACGGAGCAGGAACAAATGGAGGTACAGGAATAATGGGCCGGGGCGAGATTGTCAGCCATGACGGAGACGGGCTATACACTGTCAAACTCAAATACAATCGCGCCACCATCGACGCCGAAAAAGCGCGGATTATTGCAAGGATTGCAGAAATCGACGCAACAGAAATCCCCGCTGTAAACGCGGCTATCACTACTGCTCTGGTCGCGTTTAACGAAGCCAACTTTAACCTAATCACGAAAATCGAAGCGACTGATCCAGAGGATCAATCAACAAAAGAGGCGGTCAAAAAAGCACAGACTGAACAACGAATAGCAGAGGGAACTGTTAATCAACTCCGCGCACAGCTCGCACAGCTCAAAATGGAAAAAGCATCGAAACAAACTCGGCTTGATTACATCAACGAGAACGTGCCGGAAACCGACCCAGAGATACAGGCGTGGTGCGCAGACCTGACCGAGGATTTAACCGGGGACGTTGGGACAATTGAGCCGCCAGATGAAAGTATTGACGTGCCTGTTATTATCCGGCCCGGCTACACGGATGCAACCTTTGACGCAACGCTTGACGGGCAGCTTAAATCACCGGCAATGCTCGGCCCGGCGGAGGCGTTTTTTAACCGCGCACTGTTGCCGGGGGTGCAGAGGTGGCGACCGTTTTACAGGCTTGGAGAGATCACTGAAATTGACGGGGACGCCTGCACCGTTGCACTCGATGACGTGGAATCATCTGCACAGGATTTACCGATAAACGAAACAACATCAGTCGAGGCTGTTGTCACATATATGGAGTGCAACGGTGCCGCCTTTGAGGTTGGCGACAGGGTTGTTGTTATGTTTTCCCGCGATTGGAATACCCCTATTGTTATTGGATTCGAGTCAAATCCAAGGGCATGCTCTGCCGGGTTTATTGTTGTGATTGAATGTAAAACGGCGGGGGACGTGTGGAATAGAACGCATGTGGATGGGGATACCTATCTCCGGTATGACAGCGTTTCTAAGACGTTTTATAAAACAAATTTAAGGGTATATTGGGATTTGGCGAAAGATGAGCTTTTTCGCCTTTATCGCGAAAACGGAACTGAAATAAACCAGCCAACAACAGAATATGAGGTAAAAACGGAATGCGTGAGCATCCCAATCGTTTCAGAAGTTGGGCTGGAACAAATTGATATAGGTTCCGGTCTATATGACACGGGTGATTTTAAAAAAATATATTCGCTTATCGGGAATTTATGGAATACGGCAATCAACCGGCGAGACTTGGACGCGTGGCAGTGGTATAATAATGAATTCAATGCTTATCTTAATTCAGCATCAGCTATAGCGGCATGGTATACAGATTTTGATTATACCATCTATGATTTATCATCGTTTGCATCTGAGATAGAGTCAACTAATCTAAACTCTATCCTCGGGCCAGAGAATGAATCCGTTTTATTATCTTACGGGTACGACACGAACCTGGGGAATATTTTTAGACGATATGCAGACAATTTTGATTCTGTTGCCCCAAGATATTTAGGGCGATTTGAGGGAGTACGGTGGTCTGAGTCATGGTCTTTTGTTTTTCCAGGTGGTGACAATGTAAATAACCAGCCGTACACACACGGCGGAGGTCTAGGGTCACATTGCGCCGAAGGGCTCCCATCGTCGGATACCTATTTAATTCAAGGGTTTGGCGATGAACCGTTTTTTAATAAATACGACATTATAATCACAAGGGAACGCGGGCAGATTTTGCAGGCGTCGTCTCAGACACTTTACGCGGGGGGGAGCGTGAAGCAAAAAACAGCGAGTTCAAAAACCCCCTGCATGTATGGAGAGCTAAATCTAAACGGGGAGACTAGAGCGTTTAATGTTATTGTTGAATCGTATTCAACTGAAAACGAATATACCTATACACCGTTTGGCGGGGTTGGCGTTTCAGCCCAACAGGCAATAGACAGAGGGTTTACATTAGTAAATGGAGCAAATGGGGATGGATACCGAACGGTTAGCAAAACTTCAGAGATAAAAATAAAAGGATTAGATGACTCCGCTTACGAAGTTTTTATTACTGGGGCAGTTTCAGAAGATCATTTTTATTTGCCAGACGCTCGACTTGCCCTTTATCAAGGCACTAGAAGGGTGGTAGCAATTAACCATGTTCTCTTCACCGAGGGCAAAAATGTAGGCCCGTTCAGTCTACTTAACCAGCTTGAAATATACGCGCAACAATCACCTACACCAACATGGGCTGGGATGCAGAAAATGACAGGAGCAAATATCCTTTCCGTCTTTGAAAGTAATGCAAATTTTATTGCATCGACAGCAAATCTCACGGCGTTTCAAAAAAACGTGGCATATTTTGAAGGTAACAAATGGATTTTTGACTTTCTAATGCTGGGTTAATTGACATTTTAACAAAAACATGGTAAAGCGGGGTAAGGGGTGAAGAGATGAGCGAAGAATTCCCGGTCAAATATAATATCACAATTCGCAGGGGGCGCGATCTGTCCCTCAATTTTGAGTACACAGACGCCGATGGTGTCGCAATCAACATGACCGGCTACTCAATCGCGGCTGAAATCAGAGCGACAAAAGCCCGGGATGGGGATCTGATTGCAACTTTCACCACGGTCGAAACCTCCCTGTCAACTGGTCTATTCGGTATCACCCTCTCTGACACAATCACCGCTGCATTGACTGACACCGCCGGGTATTGGGATTTAAAAATCACCGACGCCGCCGGGTTGATTGAGACGTTTGCAGAGGGCCGAGTTGATATCATTGAAACGGTGACGGCATGACAATAAAACTCCGACAGACGCGGGCGTTTAATCTCGTTTCGCGCGGGCCGCAGGGTGTTGCAGGGGCTGACGGGACATTATTATCAGCAGACGTTGTCTCCGCGATAGACGCTGCCGCAACTCCCACCGCGTTAAATCCATTCGCAACAATGACCGACGTTGACCTAGCTGGGGTTGTCTCACGCACTGAGTCAACGCTCGCCTTAGTCGATGCAACCCGAACATTCACCATCACGCCCACCGGGTTGACATTCGGCGTTTATCTCGGCGGACAGCTGCAAAGCAAACCAGCCTCATCCGTTGTGATTGCTGATACCGTCGGAACGCATTTTGTTTATTTCTCCGCCTCGACCGGGGAGTTGACTGTATCAACCGCGCCGTGGGATATCACGTCAACAGACGCACCGGTTGTCACGATCTACTGGGACGGAGCAGCGGGCTGGCTCGGCGAGGAGCGCCACGCCCCCAGAGATGCAGCAAGCCGGGCACTCCACAAGAGACTGCACAGCACCGACGGTTCCCGCTACGGAACCGGGCTGGCCGGAACGTTTACCAACACCACCTTCAGCGTCTCTTCGGGCACGATCTACGATGAGGATATCCCGAACGCCTCAGCTGACCAAACTACCTGCCGGCTGGTCTATCGCAACGCGTTCAGCCAGGCCGTGGACACTCCGAACAGCGCGGCGATCTACGCAGCATCCGCCGGGGCATTGCAGTATGACAACGCCGGGGCATTAACCAGCGTCGGACTCAATAAACACATCATGCTATGGGTTTACGCAACCAACGACCCGGCTCTGCCGATTTACTCCGTCATTGGACAAGAAGAGTTTTCCACGCCATCCCTTGCCCGCGCGTCATCCCAAATTCTCCCGCCGAACATTTCAACCCGCGAGTGGGTGCTGATTTACAGCGTCATGTATAAAAACGTCGGGGGCACTCCAACCTACATTGAAAAATCAGACTATCGCGCAGCCGCACAGCAGGCGGGCGGTGTCGTTGATACAATCCCTGCCTCGTCGGTGGTCACTGTGCCGACCGGCAATCTCTCTGCAACAAACCAGCAGGCCACAAATGCTGAACTGGATGACGAAAAAGCGGCAAAAATTGTCACTGTCGCAACCAGCACTGGCGCGCATACCCTCTCTGCCGATGACGTTGACAAACTGACCACCGTCAATGCAACAATCACTATTGCCGACGCATCTGTTACCGCAATTACAGAGGGTCAGGTCGCACAGTTCAGAAACCTGTCAGCCGGTGATCTGGTCGTTGCAACCAGCGGCACAGCAACATACAAAAGCCGCAGTGACAACACCACATTCAGCGACGGCGGGACGATCACGATTATCAAACTGCCATCCGCTGACGCTAATAATTTTCAGGTGATTGGATTATCGTCATGAGCCAAAGAGCCATTATGATGGGATGTATGGAAGAGGAGGTTTCTACCGGGGGTCAGACATCGATCTTTTATCTCGCAGAATGGGACAGCGCAACCGATTCCAGAAACCTCGGGCCATTGGATGGTTCTCTTGATTTGGCGAATGTTGGAGCGACTTTTTGTTATGAGGTCTCTGTTGTTTCTGGCGGGCATTATGGGTTTATTGCATTAGGGCTTATTAGCTCACCGACTATATGGTTCCAACATGGAACGGCCGTCAACTCTTTCTACGCCGGGTATTTATCAGGTACCAGTTATGTCGATAATCCGACTTTCACTCTTTTGACTTATCCATACATGGTAGGGAATACGGCACGAGTTGTTTGTAATATTGGAGGCCCAGATAATATAAATAAATTCGGAATTTTGGGGACACAAGGGGAAGCGTATTATACAAACACGACGTGGGCATGGACTGGGGTTAGAACAGGGAATGTTTCTTTTGGTCAGTCCCCAGCCATCCCCGGAAATGCTAATTGGCTTTTAACTGGGACAGCTAGAGACATTATGATTTTTGACAGGAAATTAACAGACGCAGAAACAACAAAATATTTGAATGGTGACACAAATGTATAAATACAACAACCAGTCATACTCAGATACCATCTATGGCCTCCGCGCCCTGTGCAAAGCGATAAAATCCAACGGTGGCCCGGTAATCGACTACCTCTCCGCCACTGCAAAAGAACAATTCCTCGCAGTGCCCGGCGTGACGTGGAGGGAACATGTAATCGAACCCCTCACCCTCGACCAAGCGAAAACAAACAAACTCGCCGAAATCTCATCAGCATTCGACAACGAAATGCGCACTGGCACCGCACTTACAAAAGATAGTTGGTCGATCGACGCACGGCGTAGTGATACAAAAAATGACCTCCAAAACATGCAGGTTTTACTCAGCACCATGCAGCGCAACGGAGACATCTCAACCATGGTCAAGGGTGCGGATAATATGCTGTATTCGTGCTGGGTTGAAGACATCGAAGCCCTGATCGTTCTGCTCGAAGAGACCGCCACCGCGCGTTATAACAAAAAGTTCATGCTCGAATCAACCGTTGCTGCCGCGCAAACAATTGAGATTGTGGAGTCAGTGCAGTGGTAAAAAGCATCATCAAATCGACATTAATCGTCTTCGATCGACAATGGAATCGCATCACCGGCGGAAAAAACGAATGCATCAGCACACGCATAGGTCGCAAAGCGTGGGCCGACAATGGCAGTCGTAACCTTCCGCCACGGTGGCGACATTGGTTCGGGCTGGCGAGGATAATCTGGTATTTTTTGGAGTGGATCGATCCGGGGCACTGTTACCGGGCGTATAAATCAGGGATATGATATGGAGCCAACTCACTGCGACAAAGGGCCGATGCTGGAAATGCTCGGAGTTTCGATCAAAGAAACGCACAGCAAACTCGACAGGATTGCGGATATTTTGACACAGGTCGCAGTGCAGGAGGTCAGGGTTACGTCCCTCGAAAAAAAGCTGGAGGCCAGCGGGGTGCGGCTACGAAAATTGGAGGACCAGCCAAGACGTTTTTTTATGTGGCTTTTTGGATCGATTGCAGGGATTTTCTTTTTTCTCATAGCCGCGTGGATGAAAAACCGAATGGGGTTATAAAATGAGTTTCTATCTATCGCAGAGGTCAAAATATCGTTTACGAAATGTTGATCCTCGTTTGTCTGCTATTGCCGAGAGAGCGATTGAGCTGACGAAAATCGATTTTGGTATTCCCTCCTCTGGTGGATATCGCACCGCGCAGCAGCAGGCGGAGCTGTTTCGAGACGGCAAATCAAACGCCGATGGAGTGACGCGAAAAAGCCGCCATCAGTCTGGACGCGCGTTCGACGTTTATGCGTATGTTAACGGTGAGGCGTCGTGGGAGGTCAAGCATCTGGCGCAGGTTGCCGCCGCAATTCTGCAAGCGGCGAACGATCTGGGTATTAAAATACAGTGGGGCGGGCTGTGGGAATCATTTATTGACATGCCTCATTTTGAACTAGCGGAGGATTAATGATGGGAATTGATGCGATTCTGGCCCTCGGCGGGTTGATCATTCCACCCGCGTTCGATTTTATCAAGAAAAAATTCGTCAAGGGTGGCGATACGGCGCAGGCAACAGCCAACACCCTCGCCACCACTAAACCAGAGGTTTTACCGGAGTATCTTCGCGCCATGGCGGGGCTGACGGAGGCCGATGTTAAATGGTTCAACCGGGACGTGATAGGCGTCCCATCGCAGTGGGTTGTTGATCTGCGGTCGTGTATCCGGCCTATCTCCGTCGTGATCGGGTTCGCGCTCCTCGCCGCTGATATGTCCAGTGTGCTGACGCTCGACCCCGGAACCCGTGGGAGTATCATTGTCAATAATGCAAGCTGGTTTGGGTCAAGGATACGCTAATCGCGCTCGACCTCTTCCCCGGCCATCTCCGCCAACTTCCCGCACTTCCCGCAAACGCATGATTTAATGCGGAGTTTGCATCCGACGCGGGACACCGTGAATACATTCCCGCACTGGCACAAAAAGCTGTAGACATATCTCATTTCTGCGACTCAATGAAAAGGTCGATCCAAGCTGAAACAATCCCTGGAGCTGGCCGCCCGTTCGGGCCGTTATCTTCCCAGCTCTGCCACGTCCGGTACGGTGTCCGCGCCAGCCGGGAAGCTTGCGCCATCGAGATTCCGAGTGCCTCCCTTTTTTGACGTAATTCCTGTGCTTTTGTCAAAACAGCCTCCTTTCCTCCCCCTATTATAGCGACACCGTGCGCGATTGCAAGATAAATTTTGCACACCCCGCGCGTATAAAAAATGCAAATAATGTCATTTTTTTATTGATATAGCGCGCAGAGTGTATATAATGAATGTCATGCGTATGAAACAAAAATAAAAAACCCCCGGTCAGATGGGTTCTGGCCGGGGAAGGAGAGAGACGGGGGAATCATAGCATACCCCCACAATTTTGCAAGGAGGATTTATGCGTAAACTTTTCAACATTCTTTTACTGATTGCCTGTTTCGCCATGATAACCCACGGCGTCCTATCATGGATAGAGACGCTTCCCGACCCCCCAGCACAGGAGGTACAAAAATGAGTGACGCAGACCACTATTGTTTAGATTGCCGTGATTTTCACGACGGGTATTGCCCGATTGACCGCGCGGAGGATTGTGCAGACGATGACCGAGAAAGGGAGGAAAACCGCGATGATTGAATATGGTGTGAACATGAAAAAAGAGGTTGCGGTTGTCGTGTGGTGCCCGCATTGCAGGAACAAAGCGCGGGTGATTTTTGACGGGGGCGATCCATTCAACGACAACGATTTTATCTATTGCCCGTGGTGTGGGACGGAGGTTGAGAGATGAGCCTGTCACTCTATAAAATCGCAGACGAAATAGCCGCGATAGTCACGGCGGACGAACTCACAGAGGAATCGCTTGACGCCCTCGACCGGCTCGAAATGAGTCTGGCGCAAAAGGTCGGAAACATCCACAATTTCAGGGCGATGTTGATCGGCATGGTGGCAGCAGCAAAAGAAGAAGAGGACCGATTAAAAAAACGGCGGAAAGCAGCAGAAAATCGGATAGCTCAGCTCGACAGTTACGTTTTGCGGTGCCTGCAATCGGCGGGGCGTGAAGAAATCGACGCTGGCACAGTGACGGCAAAAATTAAAAAATCTCCGGGGGTGCTGGTAATCGAAAACGAGGAAAATATACCGGGTAAATTTATCGTCACAAAAATGCAGCATGTAATTGACCGCGTTGCGATTAAAAACGCGATCAAATCCGGGGAGTGTGTTGATAGCTGCCGGATTGATAAACCTGATTTACTGGCATACAAATAGGGAGAGCAAAATGAGTGAAAAACTTTTTGAGCAAATGCTGAAAAAAGACGTTTCTGACCACATTGAAAAAAAGGGCGGGTTCAGTTACCTATCGTGGCCCTACGCGGTAGCGGAGTTGCGAAAAGCAGACCCAGGCGCCACGTGGGAGGTGAAGCGGTTCGGTGACGTTCCATTTATGCAAACGGATTGCGGTTTTTTTGTTGAGGTTTCCGTAACATTTTCCAATATTACACTCTCACAAATTCACCCGGTGTTGGATAATGCGAATAGGCCGATTGCAAAACCGAATTCATTTCAGATAAATACCAGCATTATGCGGTGTCTCGTGAAAGCGATTGCCCTCCACGGGCTGGGGCTGTATATCTACGCCGGGGAGGATTTACCGAGTGAGTTAAGCGGGGAAACACAGCAAAAAAAATCTGCTACGGCACCCGCCCGCGAGGCAATCAATAACAGAATCCGCGCAGGGCTTGTCGCCAGCGGGTGCAAGACTGCCGAAGATGCGGCAAAAAAAGTCAACGAAATTACCGGGTACAATGATTATAAATCATTGCCCGACAATGTAGCAATATCGCTCGCTGAAAATCTCGAAAACCCAACGCTGGCGGTCTGCACTGACTGCAAACAGCCATTGATTGCCGGGGGTTGTCAGAATCGTTCTTGCCCGAACTGCGAGCCGTTTTAACAACAAATAACAGGGAGAAAAAAATGGAACTCGAAATGATTGTTGGAGAGAAATTGAACGCCGTTGAAATTTTCACCGGGCCGCAAGGGGTCGACAAGCTCTTGGCTGACATTGAGGCAAAAGTCAGGGAGTTTAAACCCGACCTGACAACCGCAAAAGGCCGAAAAGAAATCGCTTCTATGGCGTACAAAGTCAGCCAGTCAAAAACTGTGCTGGACGGTCTCGGAAAGGGTCTAGTAGCTGACTGGAAAGCGAAAAGCGCGGCGGTTGATGCTGCGCGAAAAACCGCCCGTGATCGGCTCGACTCTCTCCGGGATGAAGTCCGCGCCCCACTCACTGAATGGGAAAAAGCCGAAGAGGAGCGGATAAAAGCCGAGCAACTGGCCGCAGAAATTGAGGCGGCGCACGAATCAGCACTGGCAGAGCATGCCCTATATCTCAGACAAAAAGAGATCGAAGCGAAAGAAACAGAACTCGCCAGGATCGAAGCGGAGCGCGTCGCAAAGGAAGAGGCTGAGCGGATCAAACGCGAAATAAAGGACCGCGAAGAGCGGATAGCACGTGAAGCCGAGGAACGCGCCAGACGTGAAGCAGAAGAGGCCGCGCGGCAGAAGGTCGAGGAACTCGAACGCAAAGAGCGTGAAGCTAAAAATGCGGCGGAGCGATACGAACGCGAGAAAAAAGAGGCCGAAGAAAAAGCCGCACGTGATCGGATTGCAGCAGAAGCACTAGCTAAAGCCGAGCGTGAATCGGCGGTAAAAGCGGCGGAAGAAAAAGCACGGGCCGAAGCGGAACGGATTGAGCGGGAACGTGAAGCAAAGCTTTCCGAAGAACGGGCAGAGCAAAAACGGCTCGCAGATGAAGCGGCTAAAAAAGCGGCTGATGTTGAACACCGGAGGAAAGTAAACGTTTCCGCTCTCGCAGGTCTTGTCGAAGCTGGTTTGACTGAGCCGCAAGGGAAAAAAATCATTACTGCTATCGCGTCCGGCATGGTCGCAAACGTTACGATCAATTATTGATAATGCCAACATTGCCACCTCCAATCACGATAAGGGGTCAGCCCCAGAAAGACCGCGCTATTTCTGCGGTGCTGGGGCTGACCGTCGATGAAAAAAGGCCGGTGGTTATCCGATTTTCCCGGACGCAGCTGACCCGGACAGAAAAGCAGAGGCATTTGTATTTTCTGTGGATCGGACAACTCGCAAATGGCACCGGTTACCGCAAAGACGAACTGCACGACAGATACAAAAAGGGGATCGTTTTCGACCTGCTCAAATCCCGACCGAGTACCGCCGAGTTGGTCAATCCTGTCTATGAGATGTATCAAGAGTTGATCGACCTATACCGTTCAGGGGCGACAACGCAAGCGGAAAAACTCGCTGAGATTTTGAAGGGTCTGCTCAGCACGAATTTTTTAACAGTCGAGGAAAACGCCGAGGTTTTGCGAGTGATCGAACAGGACGCTGCCGCCACTGGGGTGACGCTGACTGACCCGGACGGGTACAGAAAATAATAAAATAAACCAAAGGAGAAGAGAAAATGAACAAACAACATAAACCGTGCAGGTGGCAATCGAAAAAATATATCGAGTGGGTTCGGACTCTCCCCTGCTCGATCTGCGGGCAACCGGCAGAGGTTCACCACATAAAGGGAACTGGGCACATGAGCGGTGCAGGTTTAAAATCCCCAGACTGGGCGACAATGCCGCTGTGCCATTCCCATCATGCCGAGATGCACCGCTCCCCGGATATGTGGGAATCTCAATTTGCGTTGATCGTTGCAACCCTCGGCGAGGCGATTAATTCCGGGCATTTCGTCGAGGTGGGAAAATGATTGTTTTATCGCTGCACACAACAACACCAGGGAACCGCCGCCAGCATTGGGCGGTTGAGGCAAAACGCGCAAAAACTGAACGAACGATGGCGCGGCTGTCAGCAAAAGCCGCGAACCTCCCACCGTTCCCGGTGCGCGTGAGCCTGTGCAGAGTAGGGCCGCGTCGTGCTGATCGGCATAACCTGCCGGGCATGCTCAAGCACGTGATTGACGGGATCGCCGACGCATACGGAGTTGATGACGGAGATGAGCGGTGGGAGTTCGTATTTTCTCAACGAATTGACAAAAACCACAGCGTCGAAATAACTATTGAGGAGATAAAAAAATGACATACGAGGAACGCAGAAACATGCTCATCCCCCGCGCGGAAAAATACGCGGAAGCGGTTGCCGGAGAACGTCCACCGACCAAAACTGACGCACATGAAATATGGGCGACGAAATACAACCTCGCATTTCACACCGAAATGAACCGCCTTTATCAGCTTCTCAACAACCTGGCTCTTGACTGGAACGCGTTGAGCAAGTTAATTTTTAGATGACGGCATGGATAAAATACATCACACAACGGCGCAGGATACCTCACAGGCGATTATCTCCGCAGGGGAAGGGTTCGGCTACATTAAACCAATAGAGTGACAGCAGATCGAATTTATCGCAGCATAATGTGAATTGTATCTAAAGACAGAAAAAGGGGGTAGAAATGAACAAAACGCTGAAAAATAAAATGATTGACGGATGGCATCTGTGGCATAGCGAAATGGAAAACCCCCCTGACATCCCGCCAGCATATCGCCGGGGGTTCTGCGACGCATGTGATTTCATCCTGCCGCTCCTAAGGCGCGCGCTCCCTCTCGTTGAGGCGACCGCCGAGGCCAGCCATTTAGTTGACGGATTCGGCCCGCGTGATAAAAACAACCATGACCGCCTGGTTGATTTAATTGTGTCGGTAATCGGAGAGCTGGACGATGGTAGCAATGACTGGTGATGTGGCAGAAGAAAAAGAGCTTAACGTTATAGACAAGCGGATAATAAGAGTTTTTCCACGTAAAACGGCTGCAACCCCGGACGATGCGCTGGTGCGTATTGGCTGCGCTCCAAACCTTTTTGACCAGGCCGACGAGGTTCATGTTTCAGTGGCGTTTTCGTGGGACTTACCACTGGCTGAGAAGCTGGTGAAGGCGTGGGAGTGCGTTGCACCTGTTAAGATCGGAGGTCCGGCAACTGGAGAAGCGGGCGGGGAGTTTGTGCCGGGGCGGTATGTGAAAAAAGGGTACGTGTTGACGTCAAGGGGTTGCCCCAATCGGTGCTGGTTTTGCTCTGTATGGCGACGGGAAGGGGAAAAAATACGAGAATTACCGATCACCTGCGGGAATAACCTGCTAGACGATAATTTGCTGGCCTGTTCCGACGATCATATCAAGAAAGTTTTTGCCATGATGAAGATTGCCAAAAAACGGTTTGGCCGGATCGAGTTCACCGGAGGATTAGAGGCGAAGAGGTTGCAGCCGTGGCACATTGAAGCGTTGCGGGAGCTTCGCCCCAAGCAAATGTTTTTTGCCTACGATACGCCCGACGATCTGGAACCGTTGCAAGCGGCTGGGGAAATGCTGCTTGATGCAGGATTTACGGAAGCGAGCCACACGTTGAGGGCATATGTGCTGTGCGGATACCCTCACGATAGTTTCAATGACGCCGAGCGGCGAATGAGGGAAACTCAGGAGGCAGGATTTATGCCGATGGCGATGCTATATCGTGATAAATCTGGCCGCCGCGATCCGGTTTGGCAGAAATGGGTCAGGCAGTGGGCGAGGCCGTCAATTACCGCAACGATGGCGCGAAAGTGAGTTGACAAACTGTTAAAATGTGCTACTATTGCGGTGCTGAGATCGTGATAGTAAAAATGCTACAAAACAATTAAAAATACCCCCGTATCACACTATCATGATCTCAGCAATCAAATAGTGTAGCAGATGCGGGGGTTTTTTTGTTTATATCTAGGGCGGTGGTGAAATGAAAGAAATGTATTTTTTTAAAATTGTTATTTCTGATCTGTTCGATTTTGCTACTGACCCTGAAGGGGAGCAGATGACTCTGTTGCAATTTGCAAAAGAGCTGAAAAAAGGTGAATCAGAAATAAAATATATCCAGCAAATTATCGACGAAGCTCATAACTATCGAGAAATAAAGAGAAAATCAGGTGAAAAGGGAGGTAAAGCAAAAGCTAGCAGTGCTAAAGCAAAGGCTAGCAGTGCTAAAGCAGTGCTAAAGCAAAGTCTAGCAGACCCCTACCCAAAAACAAAAACAAAAACAAAAACAAAAACAGAAACAGAAACAAAAAAGAGAAGTAAAAAAGATTGCCCTCTTTTTTCCTCAACATTTTGGCCGTCATATCCTCGCAAGGAGGGTAAAGAGGCTGCACAGAGGGCGTGGGGTAAACTGACGGAAGATGAAAAAATCGCAGCGATCGACGCGCTCCCACTTCACAAAAAATGCGACCAATGGCAGGAGCCTTGCTATATCCCACACCCATCGACCTGGCTCAATCAAAAACGTTTCAATGACCAACTCCCCCCACCATCCCCGCCAAAAAAACGAATCCCGACACGTGAGGAGATTATCGCTGAAAATGGGTGGATGTGATGCTACTGAAAATAAAAACACCTCAGCAGATGACAACCAGGCGGCCAACGGTTTATATAAAACATTATCTCCCCCTGGTTGAGCAATCCGTTATGATGATTTACTCTGGGGGCGGTGTCGGGAAATCATTCGCGTCAATCCGGGTAGCCGTCGAATTTGCGGAGGAAACAGGGAAACGGGTCGCACTCTGGCTGACCGAAGACCCAGAGGGTGAAAACCGGGACAGATACGAGCGAATTATAAACGAGCGCAAAAAACCTCGGGAATTTTACGATGCAAAAATATCGTTTATCAGCTCGGAACCCGTGAAATTCACAAAATTGCATGACGGGAACGCGGTATTGACAGATGAATATTGGGAATCGCGAATTGACCTGATCGATTATGGCCTGGTCGTTATTGATCCACTGCTGCAATTCCAGGGTTGTGACGAAAACTCCAATACTCATGCAGGCGTGATGATGGGCGCGTTCAAGGAGTGGGCTGCAGAAGAGGAAAAAATTATTTTGGTTCTTCACCATGCTACTGCTTATAAAGACGGTGCAGTGAAACCACGCGGGGCCGGGGAATGGACGAACGGAACGCGGGGGTGCTATCACATAAAAAAACAGTTAAATTCCGATAATTCAGATGACTACTCAGCGCGGAATAAAAGAATATTTAAACTCACAAAAGAAAATGGTTTGGGGTACTATTTTCGTAATGAAACGACAGGGGAGATGGAGCGACTACTGGACGTATTCCCCGATAAAAAAGAGGTTGAATACGAATCAACTCGCCCCGGCATGGTTCGAATGTCTTTTGCAGACCACAACGATGCACGAAACCCGAAGGGTTTTGAATCACAAACAGTAGAATTTTCGACATTACATGAGCTGGTGACAAAAAACCGCTGTTACTCCCCATACTCATTTGCCAACGGCCATCGTAAAAATGAGAATAACCTAGGATTTTCAGACGTTCTTTGCCTTGATTTTGATGATGGAATGAATATCACCGAAGCCCTCGCGAAATTCGCAAAATGTCACGCCCTGATCATAACAACCCGGTCCCACACATTAGAAAAAAACAGATTCCGGGTGATTATCCGGTTGAAAACCCCGCTGGCAATCCAAGCAGAAGATCACCGCGATTTTATGACAACCCTTTTTGACTTGGTAGGGAGTGTTGACCCAGCGACAAAGGACATGGCCAGATTTTTTTTCGCGTCACCGGAAGGAGCAGAGTATTGGTATACACACGGGGAGCCATTTGATTGGCATCTGGTCTATCGGCAGATGATAAAAAAAAGGACAATCGAAAAGCTCACTGGGAAAATAAAAGGCAAAGAGAAGTTTGACCGGGGGACGATCCAGGGGCCACAATCTAACACCCTGCCGAGGTCAGAAACATTCACAACCCATCGCGGCCAGGCATTATCATTTGGTAACCTCCGCGAAACGATGAGCCACGGAGAAAAGGTCAAAGTGCAATGCCGCCACGGGTACGGGCACAACGGTGGGAGAGGCCCGGACAGGAATGCTGCCGCGTTTATTTGTAAAGCGGATAACGGTAACGTTTTTTATCATTGTTCCGGTGGGAAGTGCGCGGGCGAAGGCGTGATATGGTGCGAAGATTAATGGCAAAATTATTTTAAAAAAATGTCGTTTTTTTACTTGCAATCGCGCACAGAGCGTATATAATCACAATTAATAGACAGGGAAAACAACAATCAACCAAAGGAGAAAGTTATGAAAAAATTTTATGGAGTTAGATTTTTGGGCGGAAATAGAACTTGCACGACGGGAAAACCAAACCCGATAACGGGGAGGATGTCAATTGCTTGCGATATCCAAGTTTTCCGCTCTAAAAAAGAGCTAGAGGAATGGGTCAACGCCAGATCTAATGATGGAGAAAGAATCTCCGCAACAAAATATGATTGTCGAAAATTTCGCCGCGGCGATAGCATGAAAGTTTTTGAAATGATGTTAGAGCTGGCAGAATCATCAAGATATGAATAATGACCCTGCCGCAGAAACGTTTGCAACTCTGTCGAGGGCAGCGTTTCTGCGGAACTATTAGGGAGGTACACCATGGCATACGTAGCAGGTGCTTTAGCCATTTTCTTTTTTGCCCTCGCAATAATCGTTGTCTGCGCGGTGGTAATAAACGCCGGTGCAGACTGGGACGAAGAAGATCCAGAAGGTGGCTCCGATGAAAAACATTAAATACAGAGTAAAATATTGGGAATGGATAACAGACGATGACGGTAGGTGGGTCCGAACAGGGCTGATGGATAAGAAAAACGCTGAAATTATCGCGAAAAATTTACGTAAAGTCTACGAAAAAGTAGAAGTTTATTTAAACGATTAACAACCGTGGAATAATCCACAAAAAAAGGAGAGACACCATGAAAAAAGAAAACAAATCGGAAAACATCGTTATTAGTCCGCCGAATTTTGAAACCGTCGCACTGAAAATCACCGGGACCGCACCCTATATGCAGGCGCGGTTTGCAAAAAAAGCCGAATTAATGATGAAACATCAGCAGGGGAGTACTGGCAAAAAGGGCACTACAAAAAAAGCACGTGATTTTGAGGCCGATTGCCGCGAAGCCCTGCACCTGTCAACCGACGGCTGGCCGGGGATACCAGCCAGCTCTATCCGGGCCGCATGCGTGAGTGCATGCCGGATTGTCGGGTTTAAAATGACACTGGCGAAACTATCAATTTTCGTTGAATCAGACGGGAGGAGTGGAGACGGCATGCCGCTGATTATGATTGACGGCGATTGGGAAATGAACATCATGCACACCCGGAACGCCACCGGAGTTTGCGATCTGAGAGCGCGGCCCATGTGGCGGGCGTGGTCGGCAGTTGTCCGTATCTGGTACGATGCTGACCAGTTCAAAACCGCCGATATTGTCAACCTCCTATCCCGTGTAGGATTGCAGGTTGGTCTTGGCGAAGGGCGGCCAGACAGTAAAAGCTCAACCGGGCTCGGGTTCGGGACATTTGACGTAACCGGGGCATAAAAGCAAGGCAGGCATGGCATGGCATGGCTGGGCAAGGCAACCACAAGGCAGGCAAGGCAGGCAAGGCGCGGCAAGGCCGGGCTGGGCAAGGCAACCACAAGGCAGGCTGGGCATGGCATGGCATGGCGTGGCGTGGCAACCACAAGGCAGGCATGGCATGGCAAGGCAAGGCCCGGCTCGGCAAGGCAACCACAAG